TATTTACGGAATGTGTTAACCAATTTGTCGCAAAGTTTATAATTTGTCAAAAAATTGAAACGTTTTTAAAAGTATTCAAATTATGATATCAGTATAAACATACAAACAAAATGGCCTACCAACCGAATCATTACAATATTAACGTGCAGCCGATTTTCGTATTCGAAGGCAATGAGTATCCGTTTGAAGGATTAAGTGCAGAACAAGCCGCCGATGGCCAAAGACTAAGAGGTTCAGATATGGAATTCCGATTTATAGTAAATACCTTACGCCATTATTTCGGGGACGAAGTAGATTTTGAAGTGGACAAACATAAGAGAGGTATATTTACCGTGACCCTGCTTAGCAATCAAGAAATGAATATGTTAAACGATATATACGAAGATACTAATGAGTTTCCGATCAAGCTTGGCCGTTCACATTTGAAATTCAAAATAGAAGCTTTTGAATACGATGCTCCGGAGTGCTCTTTGATGCCGGATTGTATTTGTTTCGAATGTCAATAAAATATAAATTAAAATTAGATGGTTTACACAGATATTTTTACAAAATATATTATTTTAATAATAATTTTATGTTGTTATAATAATGAACACTGATGAATTTAGTCTAATGAATATGAACATGAATGAAATTCGTTTAATTGACGTTTTAATTTCTGGGCCAATACAAATAATTGTATCAACATATATAAAACATTCACCTTTATTACGGTATTTTATGTTAATTACAGGTATAATGACTATAATATACAATGGACATAACTTTTTATTATTTAATTCAACATTAAAACAGCCTTTACCACTATTAAAATCATTTTTTCATCCAAAAAATGGAAAATATCAATCACATCGATTGTATAATTTGATTATTATGTATCCTATTTTTACATATGTATTATTAAAGATTGTTATGCCAATTGAGTTACGTATTTCTTTTTTAATAAATATTATATTTGGTTTTGTATACAATTTGATTTATTATATAAATTTTAATAAGTATATTTCAGATAAAACAAAATCTATACATAAAGATCAATATTCGCGTGATTAATCAAACCCTGTAAATATACTTTTATTAAATTATAATATAAAGATAAATAACCTGTATATAATATTATAAAATGTCTACAGCAACAGCATCATCTACTTCTTCTACTGGTTGTGTTAAATGGTTTAACAACAAGGCCGGATATGGTTTTATCACTGTAAACGATTGTGAAACCAATGAACCTCGCGATATTTTCGTGCACCATACCGCGATTCAAGTTGGTCAGTCACAATACAAATATTTGGTTCAAGGTGAATACGTTGAGCTCACTATTAGCCCGGTCAATAATGATAAGCACGAAGTCCAAGTTTCGGAAGTGCGTGGTGTAAAAGGCGGTAAGCTGATGTGTGAAACGCGCAATGAGATGCGAGGTGCTCGTGATGAGCATCATCAGCAAACACAGACGCAAACACAAACACAGACACAAACACAACCCCAGGCACCTTCTGCTCCCAAGTTTCAACGTAGAGCATCAACTGCACCTGCAAAGGAAGCTAACCGCCCTCCTCAACTAAGCAAGAGTGATGAGACCGAGTGGATGATTGTGCCTAGACGAAAAACAACAACTGCGGCGCCGGCTGGAAATGGTAACAAGCGCACACGTCCTCAACAGCGTCAGCCAACGGTTGAGCTTACCCAGTAGAGAACATGCATACAATTTTTATAAAATTGATTTAAACTTATAGTCTTTATTATACTATAAGTTTAAAAATGGAAGACACCATGCAAGTAATAGATGCAACACAAATAGAATCAGCCGCCGCAGTGCCAATACAAGCAGCATCCGCGCTGCCAATGCAGGCAGCAATTGCGCCTGAAATATCAACCGAGTCACAATTTAATAGTTTATTACTAGATTTGTCTAGTATAAAAACACTCATCAATGAAATGCAAACAAAAGTTAAATTATTAGAAAAAAGTGTCATTAAAAATAATAAAGAAATGGAGAGAGATAAGAAGAAAAACGAGGTTAAAAAACAACCGAATCAATCATCGGGGTTCGATAAACCGGTTGCTATAAGTGATGCCATGTGTATGTTTATGAATAAACCTATAGGCACACTCGTGTCGTATCCAGACGTTGCCGAATATGCGATCAATTATATTCGCGCAAACAAATTACAGGATATGACTAATCGTAAAAAAATTAATCCCAATGAGACCCTGCAGAAATTATTACGGTTAAAACCCGATGACGCGGAACAGTTGACTTATTTCAATCTTCAAAAGTATTTAAACAAACATTTTAATATAAGCGTATCCCAATAATATCGAAAAAACAAATGCCAACGCACCCCATAATCCGGCGCCTGTTACTTTATAATAAGGATTCAAAGATTTACCAAATAATTGTGTTTTATAAATAATAATATCAAACGCATAGCCTATAATAAATGCTAATATGACGAATTTAATTAATTGTTTTATCTTCATTGGATAAGAAAACCCAAATAAAATAATCGACAATAACATTGTAAAAATAAGTGCAAACACAATAGTTAACCCTGCATTTATAGCAGAAATAATAGTGCGTTGAGGCTCTCCTTTTATTGATTTTCTTTTGAAATAAATTTCTAATGCTTTTATAGGTCCGGTTGCATAAGACTGTCGCGATAGATAGTTCAGACCTATGTCCGAAATAAAACCGATAAAAAAATGCAGCAAAAGAATACCGATTAATGACATCATATATAATGTAAATATTTTTATAAATGGTATAAAAATATTTGTGTATTGTTTATAAAAATATAAATTTCTTTACTTCGGGTTAACAACAGGCAACTCATCTGTTACGAAGAATGCCACCCCATTAGATGTCCAGCTGATAACAATCGGCATTACATGCACACCATGTTCTAATGCATTTTTTACTGCCAATCGATATTCGTCGTTATACAATGATAATTCTAATTTATTTATATCTGTTCGCTGCACTACATAGGCAAGTATACATCGGACACTTGATTCATACGAAATCGTCGTTAAATCCTTTATTTTTTTCAGTAATTCGGCATTATTGGTATTATTCTTTTCAGGAAAATAGGCGGATTTTGTATTATAATCCATCTCGGTCATATCATAGCGTCCTTCTACAATTGCATTTTGAAAAGCATCTGGCTGCCCGTGGTTATATTCGGCGTGTGGCACATTATTGACTTCCATTACAAATTGGGTATCGTCTTCACATATCCCGACAAAACTAAATACCGAATCTATTTTCCCTTCCAATTGCATTAATGTGTTTCGTTTAAATTGTTTTACGGGCGGCAACATCGCCATTAAATTCTTTTCAATACAACTTTCCATTAATTCCATCGCTAGTTTAAAATTAATTGCCATAATTTGCACATTATTGTTCGTTTCCTTATAATACGATAAAAACACTGTATGAGTAAATCGTTCGGTCGGGGTAGTTAGAGCAAGTTCATCTTCTTCTGGTGGACAGTAGGCAACAAATACATCCGATCCGGTATTAGATAAACCGTCACAACTTAGTGAAGGCGTATGTGCTAATGCTCTTTTATTTTCTCTCAGGATAACAATATCTGAAATTGCATCGAGTCCTAATCTGACTGAAGGACGACTTAAAATTTTCGCTTCAGTAATTCCAACTATTTGTAAAACAAATACATCAGTCATTCTTGTAAGTTATGTTAATATAGTAAATTATATTTAATATATAATCAATTTTATATTATATTATCAGACATACTGGATTTATACAGGACTGACAATTCCCATCACATTTAAAGAGAGGTGTTAAGATAATAGGAGTATCTTCATATTGTATTTTAATTTTATCTCCATTCTTCATTTATATAATATCATTAAAATACAATATAGAAATTATTTAATCTTTTACAATAAGACAAAATGGCATCTCGTTTCGCGTCATCTGCTTTAAATATCTATAAAAGAAGCGTAGTAGAAGTTGTACCATTTAGCAGTGCAATTGGCTTTGTTTCGGGTATGACAGATATTATAAATAATGATGAAAAAACATCCGCCTTATTTAAATTCTCTTCGGTGATTGCTTATACGACACTAGGGATTGCGGTTGGATTAACCTATCCTATATCGTGTCCACTAATTATGTGGGACACTTTAAAAAATGACAGTGTATAAACAGTAATAAAAAATAATAATATAAAAATATTAAATTAATATACACAACGAACAAATGGATATTAATAAATTATTGCATGCCTTAGATAATGAAAATAATGAAGCCATAATCGATTTAGATTTTGCGAAAATAGCCCAGGATAAGAATGACATGTTACAGCAATTGAATTTACCCAGGAGCGAATTGGCGCGGTTACATAAGCAATTAAAATCTTACAGACTAATCAATAATGTCGATGAGCTACGCTTTGGTAGTTATGTTCGCTGGATCTCTCTGAAAAACCCTGAAGTAATCAAATTAACAAATGGCGGGATTGTTTGTGACATGAAAAACATGCAGGACGAATTGCATATCAAATGCAAAAATAGAATGAATCAACTTTTTCAAATCAAATTATCCGAAATCATTCTATTTCAAAAATTGAGTGAACAAGAGCAAATCATATTAAAAGCCTTGAAGCATCTGCAATAATAAGTTACTCAGATGCATCATTAATTATTGGCACCTCATTATTTATTTGCACCTCATTATTTATTTGCACATCAACAATAGCATAATCTCTCTTGCTCTTCTGCATAAAATCCGCCGAAAGAGTTTCACCGACTTTCTTGAGAATACCATCTTTCATATTGGGTGCCAAGTTAATGAGATAATTGGATAAAGCATGTCCCCAATAAGCGCACGTTGAACCTTGCACATTACCAATCATTTTCATTAAATGTTTTACATATGTTTTACTCGAGACATTAAATAAGGTATTCGTCAAACATTCTGTATTCTCAGTGACAACTGCACCCGGCGTTATATTAAGTATATCAAATACCCCTTGATATTCTTTATAAATAGAACTACCTTGATAAAAGCCAAATGCGTTCGCTGCCTCATAGACACTCAAATAGGGCACACTAATTTCATTCGACATGGTTACTCCAAACAAGAAATTCGGATGCATACACTGTGCCGTAATATTGATCAAAGCACTATGTTTTTTACTTATTTTCTTCCTCGCCAAAAATGCTGGGATGGCCATGTGCGTGAGTCGACTTTGCACTATGGCGCCGGTTGAAATGACATCTCTAATATAAGAAGAGTCCATTTCATGATAAGGGTTCCAACCAACACGATGCCCAACATTATTCACTAGAATGGCTAAATCATTGCCAATCGTATCAAATGCTTCTTGAATGTCAATAAAAAAATCATCCATATAAGCTTTGCGGAAATCTTTATAAATGACTTGTGTTTTTATCAAAGGGTAATCTTTCTGAATTTGTTCCCGAGTTTTGTCAGTGCGTTTAGATCCGATTAAGAGTAAATTAAAGTCTCGTTCGGCAAATGCTAATGCCATTTCATATCCTTGTCCGCTCGACGCGCCGGTAATAACTACCCAACTGCCTGCACCACCATAGCGTTCCAATAATTTTAACTCTTTCATAATAAAATATTTATGAAACCCTTTCATAGCACTTACCAAAAGCAATATTATTTGAAAAATGATGAGAGATAGTAATACCAAATAAATAATATACATAGGAGACATTTTAACTAATACCATATAATATTTATCAACACTGAAATTAGGGCGGTTTAGACGTATATGTTTACGATGTATAAGTTTACGATGTATAAGTTTACGATGTATAAGTTTACGATGTATAAGTTTACGATGTATAGGTTTACGATGCTTTAACAACAGTCAATTTACGTGTGCCTTTTTTTGGTAAAAACTGCGCACCCTTCTTGCATTTAAACTTGAATGTTTTAAGCCCTTTATTTTGGATAACACTATTATAGCATATCGCGATTGCTTTCCTCTCACTTGCACCAGATTTATTTTTAATACTTTTAATACATTTACATAATTTGGTTGCTAGTAAATGCTCGGCCTTTTCTTTTACATCTCTCTTCTTCATAATGGATACGTCAATTTTATAGAATTTCAATATATCTACATAATCACTATGAGTAAGTTTCATTATATTATGTAATAATAAAAAATATCAGTATATTAGTAAAATGATCAATAAACATTCTCATTTATTATCGTGGATCAAAAAAAATATATTCTGGTTAATAATGCTATTATTGGTGTCAATCGTATTTTTTTTTAAAAATATATTATCATATATTAATACACAAGTGTCAATCATGTCTAATAAAAATTATAAAGTAGTTGTATTTGATTTGGACGAAACATTGGGTTACTTTACTGAGATCAGTATTTTGTGGGATGCAATAGAACATTATTACGGACATAATTTATTCAGTGACAAATTCTTTGAAATGATGGATAGCTTTCCAGAAGTATTTCGTCCAAATATATTTAAAATATTAGATTATATTCATAAGAAAAAAATAAGTAAAAACTGCAATAAAATTATTATTTACACTAATAATCAAGGCGGTAAAAATTGGTTAAAAATGATTACTGATTATTTTGATAAGAAAATGGGATACAAAGTTTTTGATAATGTTATTGCTGCTTATAAGATAAATGGAAAACAAATTGAACCAAACCGCACTAGCCATGAGAAAAGTGTCGCCGACTTAATTAGTTGCACTGGTATTCCTGCTAATTCGGAGATTTGTTTTATAGATGATTTATACCATCCTTTAATGGATAAAGAAAACGTATTTTATATAAATATTAAACCGTATAGTGTTTCACTACCTTATAAAGATATGGCCACTATATACTATAATGAAGTGTTGAATAAAAACAACAATGCAAACATAAGTGAAATTGATTTTGTTAATAATATTGTTACTTTTATGAAACAATATAACTACAGAGTAAAAACTAAAACTGATCTAGAAGAAAAAACTGACGTCATTGTTAGTAAAAAACTTATGTCCTATTTAGAAGAATTTTTAAAGCGTGATCGATTACCTAATACGCGAAAAAAGCGCGCCCGAAGAATTAAAACCATGCGTAAATTGTTTTAATAAATAAAATGTTTTTTCAATATATAATGGATCGTATTAGACAAGGAAGTGTTCGAACAGAAGAATTAAATGAACGTGTATCCAGCCGCAATATTCCATCAGCCCCTTTACAGCCGCAGTTTGATATTCGCCCTCTTTCAACCAAATATTCCATGATGCCTATTTTTGACAGACGACCTATTCCTACTGTATCTATAAACGTTTTGCCAACTTATAATATTTCAAATACTTTTAATCCTGGGAATGCGCAAGCATCAGCACCTTGGGCCGGTTTTGCTACAAATGTGAACGATGAATCACGCCTAAGAAACCAGTTCTTTGCCATACAACGTGGTGCATGTCAATCTGTATACATTCCTTCTATGTATAGTGATATGTATGAAGTAAATGTCCCGTCGAACGATAATGTCATACAACCTTTTCCATCTCTCTTCGAAAAAGGACAATTTGAAGATTTTAACCCGTGTCCCAAGGATAATGGATATAATCTATTTAATAACTTTACCAGATGTCAAATCAAAGAAATCAAATAAATTAAACAAATATAGTACGTTTTACATTATATTTTAAATAAGTTATATAATGTAAATGGCTGACACAACTATTATAGATGAAGACATTATAATACCTGAAATAAATTCATATCATCTCTCCAATGATGCAGATAATGCCAGTTTAGCTTTTTTCTCTAATCCAATGTATTTGAGTATGATAAAGAAAAGAGAGAATATTATAGACAACAATAAAGAATATATGAAAAATATTAAATTTTATAGGAAACGATTAACATCTCTCTTCAAAGATCTTATAAAAGGTGACGAAGAACCACCTACACAAGAACTTAAGGAAATGTATAATCGTTTTGTAAATACAGCTATTAAGTATTTTCAAATGTTAGATAAAAAGGATATTATACAGGGTCAACATATGGACTTGGAGCAAGAGCAAGGGCAAGGGCAAGGGCAAGAACATGAGTCAGACAATGAATACAATGATATAGAATGTAACGAAAATCTTACTATAGAAAAAGCGAATGACGGTATGATGAAAAAAAATATACAAGTTGCCAGTTTAGATAATTATGTCATAACCAAGCACGACAATTCCTCTAATGAATTCAGAATTATTCCCTTGAAAATAGAAATCGATTTAAAAACTCCTGCATTGAAAACAAAGGGTGTAAAACTAAAGACAAAGGTCAAAAAATCATTAAATAAGGAAGAAGATTTATCTCAATAAATATTAGTGAGAGTATGAAAGATAAATATGCGCGTAATAAAACGCGAAACAAAAAACGATTCCATAAATCACGCAAAGATATGGGACGCAAAGATATGGGACGCAAAACTACAAGAAAGATGAATAAACATAATAAAATAAATGGAGGGAAAAATACTCCTGGAATGTTCAAAAAAGCCCAATGTGCACCTAAAAAAAATAATGAATTGAACACATTCACTTGTTATACGGTAGACAACCTTAAGAAAATGAAAGATGCTTGGAATGCTCGGCATCGTGATATGCCTATTACAGCTACAGAACCGCGTGATATTTGGAGCAGTTTGAAAAGTAAAATGGAAAATGCATGTCATACTGAAGCATGTTGGTTAAAACAACGATTTATGGATAATAATTTGAATAATGAATTATTGACTTATACATTTGCTCCCAAATCACCTGAAAAGTGGAAAGAAAATCACAATACTTGGTTAAATAGCACTGATATTGAAAAGGTCATGAAGCAATATGAACATAGTTATCCATGTTTTCGCTTTATTGGTCCTACACCAATCGATTTTGATACACATATTTATGATAATAAATGCGTATGGGATGAACTATGTAATTTCAATTTAGGTAAACATATGAGAGATGGTATTAACAAATTCGGCATTATATTCAATACTGACCCGCATACCAAAGGTGGAGCTCATTGGATATCACTTTTTATAAATCTTAAGAAAAAGTTTATCTTCTTTTTTGATAGTAATGGCACCAAAATGCCGGATCAAATTAAAGTATTTTGTGATCGTGTAATAAAACAGGCAAAGGATCTTAATATAGATTTAGAATTTGACCAAAATGCACCATTTGCACACCAGGAGGGTAATACTGAATGTGGAATGTATTCGCTTTACTTAATAGTAACACTCTTGAGAGATACTCATAGTTATTCATTCTTTAAAAAAACAAAAATAAGCGACGAGGCAATGGAAAAAATGCGGGATAAGTATTTTAATCCTATGCTGTAATCGATGCAATATGGTTTAAAAACATTATTGCCATTATAAATAATATAAAAATAAAACCATACTTATTATTTATAATGGATTCTACATATTCACAATTTATTTCTAATCAAAATAAAGGTATGATTTGGAAGCTACTATGTGATAATGGCACGTTCAAGTCGATACCCGATAATAAAGCCAACCTCGTAAAAATCGATTTTGATAGGAAAATAGCTGTCATTGGCGAATCTATTACGTCAACCGATCAACTAGTCAATTTAAACAAGCGTGTTATCGGTGATATGGTGCAAAGCATAGGCAAATATCAAGTTCCAGCAGCAGCAGCAGCAGCAAACAATACCTTATTACCTACTTATAATGCGGCTGACATTTCTCAACAAAGGCAAAAAGTATTTGAGAATGAATTGAAACAAAAACAAAATGAGTTTGAAAAATTCAATAATAAACCGGTGCCAAATAAAATAGATTTTGCGGATAAAATGGATGCGCCAATTGGGTCCGAGATGGATAAAATATTAGCTGAACAAATTGCTTTACGTGAAAAGCAGTTAAATATTGTAATGGAAACACAAGATAAAACCGCTGCAAATAAATGGTTGCAAAACGGACAACCAGAGCAAGTATTACCCAAAGACGCTATGACGGCAAATATTCAACTGAAAATTGGCGAGGATATTAAATTAGGTGAAAAAGAACTTATTAACAATACACGGAAAAGAGTAAACTTTGTAGAACCGTCGAAACTTGTAGAACCGTCGAAACCTGTAGAACCGTCGAAACTTGTAGAAGAACTCGATTTTATGTCTCTCTTAAAGAAAAAACCTGTAATAGAAGAAGGTTCAAAAGCCATCTCAGACGATACTATAAGAGAGATGCTAACCAATATTTTAAACAAACAAAATCAAATATTAGATATCTTAACTAACAAATATATATAAATAAAAAAATTGATTACATATTTACATTAAATACATAATCAACAATAAGAAAATGTATACTCTATTAATCAACCGTAATCCCTGTTGCAATAAAAGGATAATTAAAACTCTTACATATAAATTATGCGGTGCACATGTCTCCGAGCGGACATGTCATATATTATGTATGCAATTATTCATAATTTATATACTTACAATTGATTTAATATGGCAGACGAATATTGTATCAATCATTTTAGGCTGGTGTTTTGCTATAATACCACAAGTATGTATAGAATTGCTCTCTAGGGCAATAAACTTGACACTTTTATTGACTATATCAAGTGAAACAAAATTGTTATTCAATGCGATTAATTGTAAATGCGATTAACACGATATCCGGTATGGCACATAACCTCATAAGGTCCCATATCAGCTAGTTTCGCTACATCATAAACCGTTTGTGGACAATTTTTACCATTTCCAAAAATATGCACAGTGTCGTTTATTTTATCCTTTTCTTTTGCCTCTACTACAATCTGATCCATGCTAATCAAACCCAGCATTTTTCGCTTGGTGCCGTTAATATAGACATACATTTTGTTCGAAGCATTTCTGGGAATAATATCGGCATAACCAATCGGAACAATTCCTATCCTCATATTCCGGGGTGCCTTATAAGTCCAGTCATAACCAATACCGTCGCCTTTTTTCACATCCTTCAATTGAATAATATATGAAGACATGCTCATGGCCAATTTAAGTCTCGGTTCTCGTTTATCACTCGGCATACCGTATATACCACCACCTGAGCGCGCCAAAGTAAAATCAGACACATCATAATTAAAACAAGCTCGTGTATTGGCAATATGCACTAGTGGTGGTCGAATATTTATAGCAGCTAATCTCTCACGCAAATCTCGAAATTTACGGAGCTGTTCATTTACAATTGGATTATTTTTTTCCTGTGAGATAATTAAATGCGCCATCATACCAACGAGTTCAATTTTGTCACATGCATTTACCTCTTTAAAAGCTTCTAAAGCTTTATCATAACTAATACCCGCACGATTAATACCCGTATCTACAAACATAGTGACCTTTATTTTATTTTTCAATCCCTTTGGTATCAGTTTAATAAATTTCTGTATAATTGTTTCGTCGAAAATGGCAATATCTAAATCTAAATGCATGGTATCCTTTATTTCCGCACCATCAATATCAAACAGCCATGCTAATATTCGCCCTTTATCGCCATTATTTCGAAGCATAATGGCTTCGCCCAAGGTAGCTACACCAATATATTTTGCTCCGCAGCCCCTGACAATTTTCGCCATCTCTAATAAGCCGTGACCATACGCATCAGCTTTCAAGACAGGCATGACATCCGTTTTGGCGTGACTGCGCAACACCTTAAGATTATGTTTAACCGCTTGAATATCAATAGAGGCTTTGATATCTTTATCACGAGCAGGAATAACAATATTATTATGGGTCTTTCTATAAGTTTTGTGTTTTTTACCTCTACTAATATGTTTTCGTTTTACCGTCCCTTTCATAATATAATATTATCATATAATAATATGAAAATTCTCTCCTGGAATATATTGGCAAATGAATTTATTAATGAGCGATATTATCCCATGATACCTACACAACTTTTATTTAATCGGCAGAAAAGACAAGAGCGTATTATAGAAACCTTAAAACAAACCGATGCAGATATAATGCTCCTACAAGAAGTCATGCAATCTGAGTATAATTTATTAGATAGCGAGTTTCATAAAAACTACCACTTAGTAAGAGGGAAATATATTCAATGGATGAAGAACAAGCGCAGTTATAGTGGTAATGTTATTTTAATAAGAAAAAGTATGTTTTCACCTGCTCAACATCCGATCGATTTAGATTTTGGTCTAGCGATACGATGTCATTTAAAACATAGTGAAATACCGATTTTACTTGTGAATGTGCATTTAGACGATGTGTTACCAAAAAAACGCTTACAACAAATAAAAGAAATAGAACCATTGTTAACAAGTAATAGAAATATTATTCTCGGCGGTGATTTTAATGAACATTATACGAGTAAAGCCAAATTGTATAGTTTAATAAAAAACTATTTTTTTACTTCATATAATGATCATCCGACCTATTATATCGAGCGTCAATTGTCTATCGATCATATTATGTTAAAAGGTTTTGAAACACATAAAAAGACCTGTAAAGTTATTAATCAATTTGGAAATGCAGTTCTTAAACAATTTACCAATTATGGCTCTGATCATTTACCTGTGCTAGTTACAGTAAGTTGATTTAAACACGTGAACCAATGTATCCAATTATTATAAAGGGCGTAAAAACCAATAACCAAGATACTTTATTATGTCCATTTTTACATAAAGATTTCATCAGACCACTAACTCCTAAAATAATTACAGTCATTATAGTAAAAAAACCCACATCCATTCCACCTCTGGATGAAATACCTAAGAGAAAATAAATACCCCATATTATAAGAATAATATTTGCAGGATAACAATGGTCTCCGTCCATTTATATATAACTACTTTAAAATAAACCTCAGTTCTCCTCGTGCCTCTTTACCCTTTCCTGTAATAATTAAATCCGCCACTTTTTCCGGATTACCGCTTACATAACTTTCGTAATCATAGACTTCATTCGTTTTCGGATTGAGCGCATATTTAACGCCGTCCAATTCTAAAGGCTTCGCTTTCCAGGTCACTTCTTTCTTATTCTTATCCGCTATTGCGTCCGACTGTTCTTCAGCGAAAGAAGGCTCAAAAGCAAATTTACTAGAATCATTCGAGCCAAACTGAAAACACTGTAACTTCTCAGAGGCATTCGATTTCAAATGCAGTGCACAATCAATGGAGGCCTCTTTCACCGCTTTTAATATATTCGTCGCAACCGCTTCTTTTGCCGTTGCAATTTCATATAAGGTCTCATCTGTCGAAACCGGCGTCACATCGTCTTTTCGACTCTTATCGTGCAGTCGCAATTCAATTGTATCATCGCTTTTCAGTTGTTTTTGCGAGAATGTCATTAAATATAAGAACACAGTGACAGTTCGTAGTTCCGCCGGCAATTCTTGGTGACTACAAATACGCCTGGCCCGACCAATAACTTGTTCAATTCTAACAGGATGCCAATATGGCTCGGTGATATGGACATAACGCACATTTTTCAGAGAGATACCTTCAGCACCGGAAGAGGTAATCATCAAGACTTTGATAATCTCTCCCATTGTATTATTCGACGCAATCGTTTTTAATTTTCTTACTATTGTCTCAGGCACATATTTCCAAGCATTGTTCAACACATTACGAATAATTTCCTTTTCCTCCGGCGTCTCCGTTCCTGTGTATAAAGCAAAAGTCGGTTTACCCATATCTTCTTCCGGTATAGCCAGCTGCCATGTTTCACCCGTTTTCTTTATTTTAAATTGTGTGAAACCATTTGCCTCCAAGACTAATTTTAAGATTCCTATACCTTCTAGGGCGCGAAATTGCGTATAAATCAGATGAATGCCCTTATGATCGTCGTCCTGAATATTTTCCAGGATATGGAGAAATTTCGGACTATAGACTTGCAACGCTTCCGGTGTCAAATACTTATCTTTCTTCTTATCTAATGCTTTGAGCGCATTTTGAATACGGTCTTTATAGGCGATTTTACCTGCGGGTGCAGCAGTTGCACCCATCGTTGCCCCCAGTGCCGCAGTGCTTTCGGCCTCCAAATCGTCCAAATCATCTACGGCTTCATCTCGATTCGCTTTCTCGGCATTAGATAGAGCATCTAGCGTATCTTCGTCGATTTTATCACTTGTAATGGCGCCTTCTAAATCAGTTTCTTCGCCGATTTTATTCTTCTTATCAGGCATCGGGCGAGCAATTGCCGGTCGAGGAAATACAAAGTTACAAAAAGCTCTGGAAAAGATCCTGTAGGTAGACACCGTATTCTCATATAAATCGTCTACACCCGGTTTCTTAACCTTCCTTTTTTTTGCATTATCCTTTTCTATTTTCCGCTCCTGGATACGGGCTTCTTCGTAAATACCAAATTGAAAGTCGCTCATCTCAATTTTAATTACTTGAAAATCGGCCGGATTTTGTTTAGAATACTTTGGCATTAAGCTCTCTTGGGCACTGCGAAAGTAAGAATTTAAACCGAGAATACGGCGTTTAAACATACTCGGATTTTTCATCTCTCCATTGGCTTGAATAAAATAATTCTTAAATTCATCTAAATTATCCGGCAAAGCTTTATATTCATGCACAGTTACGTTATTTGGCTGCACATTTATATTATTCTTCTTCAAAATGCGTGTTACCAATTCAATAAATGTGGCATCGCTAATTTCACCGCGTTCACCAATCTCCAATTTGACCCCTGCATATGTATTGTCTTTGGCAGCAGCTTTATTGACAAACCCAAATGGATTTCGCGTGATCACTAAAGTCGTTGATGAAGGCTTATATTCAATTAAATCGACCACATTACCTCCTAAAACGGTGCTTTTAAAGAGCGATTGGAAATAGGCTGTATTGACTTGTCGCTGTTCAATAATATCTAATTTAAAAGACCAGCTCGTAATCAAGCCACGTAAAATATTAAAGAGAATACTAATTTCATTTGGGAAATTGATGACAGGTGTTCCTGTTAATAAGACAATTTTAACATTTTTGGCTTTCATTAAGAGGGTGTAAAGAGTTATGGCAATCGACTCTTTTTTTCTGCCAAGCTTATTTACAATACGCCCGACCAAGTTGTGCGCTTCATCAATAATGACAACTGAATTATCAAAAGGATTGATTGTATTATTTTTACTTAATTCGGCGATTTTTGCCTTTAGACGCGGGTTGTTATAGTTAATAAACTGATACTTGTGCATAATCATTTGGTCGATTTGTTGATCGAGTTTTAATTTATCTCCGGGCGGCAATTCATCGTAATTAGACGGTTTGGTCATATTAATTAGCCAAGCACCACCATTCTTATTAATATAATCGACAGAAATTGATAAAACATTAGACAAAGTATCAACTAGTTCAGACTCTTTCTCAGAAGACTCAAGTCCTTTTGTCGGAATAAATTCCCAAAATTGAT